TTGAATCCCCATTTCTCTAAAGACGTACAAGCAATTAGCGGATGTTGGTCATATTCAATATTTGGTGTCTTTGGATTATAAATGAATGTATAAAATTTTCCTGGTTCTGGATATAGTACTTCTTCTTTAAAAATATCCATAATCATTAACATAATCTCTTCTGGATCTTTACTACCAGTTTCTTCAACTCTTTTTAGAAGTTCTTTGGTTCTTGCTGTACCTGTTCCTACATACTTACCAAAACCTTCTGCCATTACTTAATACCCAACTCTTCTTCTGTAATGACCTTAAATTCTAACATTCTATCTGCACACCATTCTTTTGCAGCGGCCCACTTTGCTTGATTCACTGCATAAGTTTTGCATTCATAAAGATATGATTTAGTCACTCTTGATTTTTGTTTTGGTGGAACAGTTTGTTTTTTTGGTTTCACTTCAATCACATAAGTTTTAATTTTGCCAGATTGTTCTTTGACCTTAATCAAATAATCTGGGAAGTATCGATGAACTTTACCGTCTACTGGAGAAACATATCCAATACAAAACTCTTCCGATGCCCAAGATACGATGCTTGGGTTATGGTCGCAATAATAACAAAACTTTCTTTCCCAACTGCTTCTGCAGATAATGTTATTTGCGTCACCTTTATATTTTTCTGGGTAAGATGGTTTGTAGATACTTTTAATACTTTCCGCCATTTTCCAGCATACATAATATATTAGTACAAGTATTTATAAATGGCAGATCCATTAACTGGATTTCAATTAGCAGAAGAAGGAATAAATCTTGCTCCGGGTGTTCCAAGACCTTCAACTAATACAACATCTGGTAGCGGAACTAGTCCTGGAAATGGTTCTTCTTCCTCAACTTCAGGTTCATCTGGTCCGGTTCCAAGACCAGTCCCCAACTTTGAGGTAAAACAGAAACTATTAAGACCTGCTCTAACTTCTCATTTTCAATGCGTCTTTAATCCACCAGATGTTCAAGAAATAAGACAGTATTATATTGACGGTGCGCTGGGCAACACTATTACTTTACTTTGTAGTGACGCTTCATTACCAGGTTCGTCTGTCTTAACAAATGATATTAATGATGATTATACTGGTATTACTGAGAGATTGGGATATCGCAGACAGTATGATAATACTATGGAGTTTACTTTTTATGTTGATCAGGGATCGGCAAATGGTGGGTATAATATTATTAGATTATTTGAGGCTTGGATTAGATATGCTATGGGAGAAACAACAGAAGCCGAAGACTCCAATTATTACTATAGAGTAAGATATCCCGATGAACCTGAAATTGGATATAGAACAGAAATGTTTATCCAAAAGTTTGAAAGGGACTTCTTGGGAAATTATTTGGAGTATGTTTTCGTTAGAGCCTATCCAGTTGCAATTGCTTCTATGCCAGTATCTTATAATGCATCAGAATTATTAAAATGTACTGTTTCGTTTACATTTAATCGTTATGTATTGAGAAGTCGTCCAAACCAACCTATTGAACCATTAGGTGAACCAAGACCTTCGGGAGTTCCGAATCCCCCAACTCCAATAGGGGGTTCGGCGGATAATCTATCTTCGCTTGGAAATAATCCTGGATTATTTGTCGGTGCTGCTATAGATGAACGTAGAGTTAATAAGAATGCAGGAAGTACTGCTTTTATTGATGAGTGAGGATTAGGTTATTTTTCAAGTAATAAATATACCAGATAATGTTATTTGAATTTTAACATGCCTTTACCTAAGATTTCTACACCAACTTATGAACTTGAGTTGCCTTCAACTGGACAAACAATTAAGTATAGACCTTTTCTTGTTAAAGAAGAAAAACTTTTAGTTCTTGCATTAGAATCCGAAGATACAAAGCAAATTACTAATGCAATCAAAACAGTTATTAAAAACTGTATCGAGACAAAGGGGATTAAAGTAGAGACACTACCTACTTTTGATATTGAATTTCTTTTCCTCAATATTCGTGGTAAGTCTGTTGGAGAAGAGATTGAAGTAAATATTATTTGCCCAGATGACGGAGAGACTACCGTTCCCATCGCTATTAACGTTGATGATATTAACGTTCAAAAGAATCCAGAACATAATAACAAGATCAAACTTGATGATTCTATTATGATGGAAATGAAGTATCCTTCATTGGACCAATTTATTAAGAGCAACTTTGACCTGTCTGCAGACAATACTGTAGACCAATCTTTTGAGTTGATTGCTTCATGTATTGGTAAAATCTTTACTGAAGAAGAAGTGTGGGTTGCTGAGGATGTAACCAAAAAAGAAATGATTGAGTTTTTAGATCAAATGAATACGTCTCAATTCAAACAAATTGAGAAATTCTTTGAGACTATGCCCAAACTTTCTCATACAGTAAAGGTACTTAATCCAAAAACAAAAGTTGAAAGTGAAGTTGTTTTAGAAGGGTTATCAAGTTTTTTCGCGTAAGTATGTCGCATATGAACCTGGAAAGTTATTTCAGGTTGAATTTTTCCCTAATGCAGTATCATAAATATTCATTAACAGAAATTGAAAATATGATACCTTGGGAAAGAGACATTTATGTTGGACTTCTTAAGAATCATTTAGAGGAAGAAGAACTTAAACAACAACAGCAGCAAAATAGATAAAAATGGCCCCAGTATCCGAAAAAGTAGATGAAAGAATCCTAAGGTTACTGGGTCTTGAGTTTGTTTTTGATCTTGATTATGCGACCTACATAACATTATTAAATGAGGCAATAATTTCTGGCAGAAACAGATTGCCTCCAGAAGAACTTGCTTTATTATCAAACGAGAAGAAAAGAATACGTGGTAAGCAAGGTAGGTTTAAACCGCAAAAGCAAAAAATAACCGCAGATAAATTTGCAACAACGAAGTTTTTAAAACCTACTGTCCAACCAATATCATCTCCAGTTGTACCTGCTCAGGTACAGACACCTCCACCACAACCAATAAACTTATCACCACTTGAAGGTCCCCTTGAATCCATAAAAAGTACCCTACAAGAATTTTTAAAGTTTAGGAAAAGTTCTGAGGAACAAGAAAGAAGGAGCTATGAGGCTGCGAGAAGAGCAAAAAGAGAAGCGGTATTAGAAAATGTGCAGCGAGGAATGTCTGCAGTTTCAAATGCTGTTAAGAATTTTATATCACCATTCCAAGGAATTGTTGATCGCATTTGGAGATTTATTTTCTTTACGTTGCTGGGAAATGCATTTAATCAACTAATAAATTGGTTTAGCGATCCAAATAATCAAAAGAAAGTAAAGACCCTTCAAAGATTTTTAAAAGATTGGTGGCCTGCTCTCTTAGGTGCAGTAGTAGTATTCTTCACTCCTTTTGGTAGATTTGTAAGGGGTGTTCTAAGAATTGTTGGTGGGTTGACGGGAAGATTAGTTGGACTCATACCAAAAATTGGTGGTGCTATTAATTCACTTAGACGGGTTTTGATGAGAAATCCACTACTTGCTGGTTTAGCAGTTGGTGGTGCAGCAGTTGGTGCAACGATTGCTTATTTTAATCAACAGCAGGCAAAGGAAGAAGGAAGCCAAGAAGTTGCTGCAGCGGAACAACAAGTTCAGCAATTTTCTTCTGGTGGTTCTATTTTAAAATCTTTATTTGGGTTTAACCAACCTCAAGGAAATCCATATGCCCAGATGTTTGGATATGGTGGAATAACAAGTAATACTGGACAAGCAATATCTGGATTTGGTCCAGATACTCAACTCATTGCAGCACAACCGGGAGAAATAGTAATTAATAAGAGAACTGTTGATGCTGTTGGTGCAGATACACTCTTGAATTTGAATCGCTATTATGGTGGACCTGGAGCAAATCAACCAAAGATGGGAAGGTTGTTTAATGTTGGAGGAATGGTTGGTGGTTCTCAAACTGGGATGCAACCAAGTAACCCATTGGAAATGCGTATTCAGAGAATGTTAGAGGTTAGAGGATTATCGCCAACTGCTGCGATGGCAATTACAACAAATATTCGAGAATATAATCCTACTTATAGTCCTAACGTTACACGGTATGGTGGAATTGGAATTGTTCCTCCAAATAGAATTGATGACTTTAGAAACTTTGCAAAATCAAATAGAATGGATGAGAATAATATCCGTACCCAACTTTCATTCATTACTAATGCTCCGGAATTTAGAATTACAAAATTGAATTTAAATAAGGCCAAAACTCCCGAAGAAGCACTGCCCATTGCACAATCATTTCTTGGATATGGAAATATGAGAAGCAATGAAAATACTATGAGTAGTCCTAAAGGTGAAAAACTTGAAATGACGGAAACTCAAGAAACACCATCTGTAATAAAACCAAGTTCATTAAAAGGTGAAGAAGAAAAACAAATAGCAAATAATCCTTTTAGTTTTCTTGGTCTTGGTAATCTAACAGAAGTTCCAAAGAAAGCGGGTGGTGGTATTTTTGATGTGACAGAAAAGACCGGGTTAAAGATTCCTTCATCTTCTTTCTTTGGAGTTGATACTCAATTTGTTCCGCTTGCTCTTCAACCTGGTGAAAAGGGATTCGTGCTTCCTAAAAAAGCAGTAGAGAAAGGTGCTGTTCCCGCATTCGAAAATTTACTTGCCAATATAGACCCCACTTCAAATTCTGCTAAGGGTCTTAATTATCGAGCTGATCCTAAAGTGCCAGAGATAAAACCACTATCTGGTGGAAAAAGTGAAGTCATGAACCTCCCCGACATTACCCAATCCGCATCCTCACCTTCTCCAACTGGTGGTGCAGGCACTCAAGTTCCTTCATTTTCTGCAATCTCTCCCAAGAGTATGAGAGCAATGAATCTCTCAATATATGGTGTTGTAGGAGCATAATATGGCTATCGATCCTAAGAAACTACTACCTCCATCAAAAATAACATCATCTTTAGTTGCCCCTAGTTTTTCTGGCCTTTCAATTAATAAGCAATCTGCAGAAGTTAGGAAAGTAACAGAACTTTCGAAAAGATATAATGAGCAGAACATTGATATAATGAGAAAGTCTCTACTTGATGTAGATGCTCTTATAAAATCTGTTTTGGGTGAAAATAAAACTACAGAAGAAAATAAAAGAAGAAGAAGAGAGAGGGAAGAATTTGAAGAAAGAGAATCTAGGTTAGAACTTCCAAGAGAGCAAAAGAAATTCAGATTACCTCAAGTATCTCTTCCTGGAATGAGTTTCCTTGATAGAGTTAAGAGGTTTTTATTATTCACCGCAATAGGTTGGTTATTCTCAAATTTCCAAAGTCAATTACCAAAACTTCTTGGAATTGTAAAAATTATAACTCCAATTTATAGTGTAGTCAGCAATGTATTTAAGTTTATACTTTCTTCAGTTGTTAATTTTATTGATCGTGGATATGAAACTTATGATAAAATTAGAGCACTAGTTAAGAGTGTAGGTGGTGAAAGAGCACAGCAAGATTTTGATGCACTATCCTCAAAGTTGAATGAGTATATTAATTATGTTTTAATTGGTGGAATGGCATTAACTGGTGCCATTGTCGCCTTTACTGCTAATGTAAGTAAGATTAGAGCACCACAACCTCAACCTAGACCAGTACCTGCTCCAGCAAGACCTATCGCTGCCGGAGGAAAACCTGGCGCATCTGTAGCAACTGCAACTGCAAAATCTGGTGGCAAACTAGCACAGAAAGCACTAGCAAAAAATCTTATTAGGACAACAGTTAAACCAATTTTAGCAAGATTACCTATTGTTGGGGCTTTAGTTGAGTTTGGATTATCTTGGGCACTTGGAGATTCCGTAAGCAAAGCGGCATTTAGAGGTATTGGTTCATTGTTAGTTGGTGCAGTTGGCACTGCAATTGGTGGACCTATTGGAACTGCGATTGGTGGATTAGTTGGTGGAGAAGTGGGTGGTAGAGTATATGATGTTTTATTTGGTGGAAATAAACCTCCAGCATATAGAAACGGCGGAAGAGTAATTAGAGCTTATGCCAGAGGTGGTGGAGTTCTGGGTGCTTATGAACTGGGTAGAACAATTGAGGTTAAGAGAGCAACAAAACCAACTCCACCTGTACAACCTACTCTACCTGGAAGTGATGTTGGAGGTGTGGGTGAAATTCAAAGGATTTATCCAAGTCCAATGGACTTTAGGAAACCAAATCCATACAATACACTTGCCGACACCGCAAAAGATTTAAAGAGTGCTCCTTATGGTCTTGGTGCTTTGATGGGAGGTGCAATTGATGTTGCGCTTGGTCAAAAATTATCTAACAGTACTATTTTAAATGCAAGTGCTGGTCTTGAGAATATGTTTTATGATAATTATGATAGAGAAGATAATTTTATTGACGTAAGATCGATTATTTTTGGTGTCATTAAAAGTGCAGCAGATTCTGCATTGATGAATATTAGAGATGAATTAGGTAAGGGAAAGAAAAAAGAGGAAGAAAAACCTGCAGATCAAACTCAAACTTCAACGAGAAGTCAAACTCCTGCATATGGAACTCCTGGAAGTTCTGGAGGAGTCGATGTTAGTGGAGCGGTGGTTGGATATGTTGGTTCTACTGGTAGGAGTTCTGGACCACACATCCATATTGAAACTGGCGATGGATATTCGGGTAAAGGTGGAAGTATACCGGAAAATGTTTTGGGTAGTATTATTGTGGATGGAAAACCACTATCACAACATCCAAGAGGAGATGGTTTAGGTGCAGGAAGAAGTCATCAAGGATTTGATTATCCAATTAGAAATGGCGCACCAATAGTTTTAAAGGGAGGTCTTAAATTTGTTGAATATGATGAAGGATATAACGCTGGTTATGGCAATTCTTTGATTATTGCAGATTCTTCGGGTAGAAAGTATTTAATAGGACACTTGTCCGGCGGACCAAGTGATCCAAAAAAAATTAAAGAACTTCAAGAAAAACAAAAAGTAGAATCAGCGGGAAGAATGGATAATACGTCTACTTCAAAAATGGACGAACCATCTACTCCTGTTGGGTCCGGCAATATCAGTAGTATCCAAAAACAAGCTTTAAATATTCTTTCTAAGTATGAGTCTGCTTCTTCTGGTGGATACAATGCAGTGAATCAAATAGGAATAAGGGGCGGAAGGGGGGTTTTGGGTTTTTCTGGCGATTTTAGACAAATGCAGCAACATAAGGGGAGAGCACTTACTGATATGACAGTAGGTGAAATAATGGCACTTCAGGCAGAGAAACCGGGAATGTCCAATGATGAATGGATAAAACAAGGAAGATTGCACGCGGTTGGAAGATATCAGTTCATCGGAATCACTTTACCTGGAGCTGCGGCAAGAGCAGGAATTCCGACAAACGCTAAATTTACCCCAGAAGTTCAGGACAAAATTGCATTACAGTACTTAAAGGAGGCGGGTATTGGTGCTTGGGTAGGTCCCAGAGACAAGGCAACAAAAGAAGAAAGAGCAATTATTGAACAGGCAAGAAAAGCAAAACTAGGAGGATTGGTAGATTCAATATCACCATCGGGTAAATATGATACAAAATTACTTGAGCAATACCCATCATATTCTGAGGGTGGAATGAGAACAAGACTTGCAGTTCAGAGAGTTATTATTGAAAAAGTAAAACCAATTCCTATGCCAGGAAACTCAACAGCAAGTTTTGCAATTGCAGGTGGTGGTGTAAATAATAACATGGCTTTAAATAGAGGATAAAATGGTCGCTGCAAATCGTCCCGCTCAGGCAGGTGAAGCACAAATTACTTTATTTGAAATTTACTCAAACTACAATAAACCGATTGATGTAAAATCGGGTTGTATAGAGTTAAACTATTATGAGAGCATACTTGATAATAGCGTTAGACTATCTGCTACTATAACAGATACAGGTTTTCGTACTGTTAAAGGTACTGGTAAAGATAGTGCATCGGTAGAGAAGGATGATATTAATTTAACAGTCGGTGAGAAAGTACACGTCAAATTAATTGATGGGAATCAATTTCCTTTAAATTTTGTAGATGATAAGCAGTTTAGAATTGAAGAAGTACGGAACATAGATGAGAGCACCAATAAAATGCTTTATACGATTGACTTATTTTCCAAAGAGTCTATTGATAATATGAAATCTAATCTGTGGCCAGTTGCAAAATTTGAAGGAGAAATTCCAGTAAGCACTGAAACTATCTTGAAGGATGTTTTAAAAACTCCTAAAAAAATTACTACGGATAGGGGGTTGAATTCTTATACTTTTATTGGGCACGCAGAAAAACCCTTTTATATTATACCTACACTTGCTAAAAAAACTGTTCCTGCCGATATTCCAAATGCTTCTGGAGTGCTTGCTGGATATTTATTTTATGAAACTTATGATGGGTTTAATTTTAGGTCGATTGATAAACTCTTTATGCAAAAACCTAAGAAGAAATATATTTTCAACAATTTAATACGGTGCGAATCTGGAGAAAAACCAGATGGATATGATGGAAAAATTTTAGATTTTTATTTTGATAGTTCTTTAAACTTATCAAATCTTGGAAATACTGGAGCGATGGTACAATCCAGAAATCAAGAATTTAATCGTATGAAAAATACTTATAAGGAAAATACTTTTGATTCAACCTCCCAATATAGCAATCCGGATATTCTTGGGGGAATTGAGAGACCGAAAATTCCAGTAATTCAAGATTCTGTGACTAGAAATTTCAACGCACTAATGTCTGATGATGGTATTTTACCTCGCGGATTTACTCTTTCACAGCAAATCCCATTATCACAAAAACCAAATTTTAAAATGGACGAAATATTGAGACAATCTGCAATGAGATATAATAGTCTTTTTGCAATCAAACTCTCAGTTGCAATAGCGGGAGATATGAGTTTGAGAGCCGGTGACGTAATTTTCTGCGACTTCCCCGAATTATCTGATAAGAAAAATACACTGGTCAGTCAGAAAAAAAGTGGGAATTATATGATAGTAGATATATGCCATAGGATAACAAAGAATGGATGTTATACTAGAATGAATTTGGTTAGAGATTCAATCTACAGAAAGCCCCCAAAAATGTGATAAATAATAACAATTAACTACCTGTTCATATGGACAGAACACTTCAACAACACATTAATGATGATCGTGATGAGTTAGATAATCCTAACACAAGTGGTCAGCGTCGTCGTCACTTAGAAGGTGAGCTTGATGCATTAGAGCAGTATCAAGTTAATCACCCCGAAGAAGATCATGACCCAACGCCTTTGGAACTTTATTGTGATGCAAACCCAGACGCTCTTGAATGTAGAATTTATGAAGATTAATCCATGACTCAAAGTTTTTTTGAAACTGAATCTGCACATTCTAATATCATGTATTGGTGGCATGGAGTCATCGTAGATGATAAGTATTGGGCAGGATGCACTGAAGATGATATTTCTAATGAACACTCAAAAATACATTATGCTGATAAGTTGCAATCAGCACCTAAAAAAGGATGGGGTAAGAGATATAAAGTTGCTGTAGTTGGAAGACATTATGCAATTAAAGGTAAACCAGAAGAGGCAGATCTTCTGGAGATGGCAGAAGTTGTTTATCCAGTTACGGGCGGAACTGGATTAGGTGGTTCAAAACAAACTGCTGCACTTAGACAGGGGGCTCATGTCATTGGTTTTTATGCTGATGGAAAAGAAGGAAGAAACCCTGTTATTTTAGGTGCCTTTGGTGTCAATGAGCAAAACGAACCATCTATATTTCCTGGAGACCCTGACCAGTTCTATCAATTAAGAACTGCAAATAAAGGTCAGTGTGGAGAAAAATTAAAACCAGTCCCAGAGAAAGATCAAAATCTAGAGAAAGATAAGAAACCAATCGAGTCTATTGCAAGTCCTCTTCAAGCAGCACAGGCACATAAAACAAAGGTAGAAGATGGAAATGTATTAGAACCAATATATAAACCAACAAGATGTGAAGGCCCTGCGGATATTATTAGAAATATCAAGTTATTGCTGAATAAGTTATCTTATTATATAAACTTAGCAAAGAGAGGTGCTTCTGATTTAGTATCAAGTATTGATGGTATAATTAAGTCAATAACAAGGGCAATATCGGGTCTTACAAATACTCTGCTAGACCGTGCTAAAGGATTTCTTATTAATTTAATTAATAATGGAATTAAGGATGTAATGAATCTACTTCCGCCGTTTTTCCGACCCAATTATAACCAGAATGCCCAAGATGCACTTAATGGTTTGGGGTGTGCTTTCAATAAAATTAAAGATAAAATTCTTGGTATTGTAGAAGATCTTGCAAAGCAATTTATTGATAATTATGTAAATGCTCCATTATGTGCTGCTACATCATTTCTTGGCGGTTTACTTGGAAACGTACTTGGGGAGATTAATAGTGTAACCGATGCCGCAGTAAATAAAATTAATCAGATTTTGAATATTGGTTCTGGATTTGCTGATGGTGTTCTTAACATTCTTGATTTTGTATTAGATCTTCTTGGATTTTTTGAGTGTGATACTAATGAGAAGAAATGCCCCGATACTGTACAATGGACTCTTTGGAATGGGCCAAAAGAAATTCAAACACAAGTTGAAGAGGCTGTAGCTAGAAAAGTTGAGAACATTATCAACGAAGTAGAAACTGCACTGCCGGGAAGTGCAGAAGGTGCAGCATCAAATCCTTGCAACTCAAGACAAGTTCCTTGTGGTCCACCTCAGGTACAAATTATTGGAGGTGGAGGATCTGGTGCTCAGGCAAATGCGGTAGTAAGTGCAACTGGAGCAATTCTTGGACTTGATTTTTCTGCCTTTGGGTCTGGGTATACTTATGACCCCCAGATTAGAGTAGTTGATTCTTGTGGAACTGGTGGAGGTGCTGTCTTCCAACCTATTATGGAACCGACAGGAACCTTTAACAGATTCAACGAAGAAATATTAAATCTTGTTGGTGCTATTCCACTTGATTCTGGTACTCAATATTTACCTGCACCAAATGGAACTACTGGTGGTGCTGGATTTATTTTCTCTCAACCAAGCGATACAATTTTATTTAAAACTGGTACTACCCAAATTATTAATGGAAAAGAAGTTAATGGTACTGGATATGAAGTCTATCCTTGCGGAACAACTTTTGATATTGTTTCTGGTGATGAAATTTATTTACCTTCATCAACAACTGCACAAATTTTTGATAGAGAAGGAAATGTACTTCAAACTCTAAATGGTCTTGGTCAAGTAACAAAGATAAATGTAGAAGCAACGGGAACAATTACCGCACCTTGCAATCCCGATAATGTTATTACAACTCCTTCTGTTGAGGTTCCATTATCTACAGGAGTTACTCAATTAGATCCAACAACAAAACCAATTTCATACCCAGTAGTCCCGGTAATTAAAGAAGTCTTTATTAAAAATCCAGGATTTGGATACACTGAAAATGACACAATATCAATTCAAGATAATAAGGGTGCCGAACTTGAGTTTGAGGTTAATGATGTGGGAGAAGTTACTGAAGTAAGAGTTATAAATGGTGGAATTGGATTCACTAATGTACCATTCATCTTCATAAGTTCTCGGACTGGATTTAATTTTGAAGCAGTGGCGGTATTTGATTTTATTCCTCTTAACGAAATTGATCTAAATAATATCACTCCACCACCAGGGGCAAAATTGATTAGTGTAGTAGATTGCGTTGGTAAGGTTTTACCAAAACAAGAATTTGATAGAGTTCCAAATAATTAAATTAAAATTATGAGTAGCGGAAGTAAAGAAACATTTGAATCATTAACTTGGTCTAATCGCTTTGGTGCCTTAACTCTAGGTACTCTGAACCTTGCAGGTCAGGGAGGACTTGAATCTGATGTTCTATCTGGAATTGGATTGCAAGCAGCCAATTCTTTGCACTATATGCAAATGGAAAATGATGGACCAAGAAAGGGTTGGACCGTTAATAGAACACCTGGCGTCTGGGAACTTAAGTGTGCAGATAGTGTAAAGGAAGGAGAAATTGGTGCATATATGCACGTTGAAAATGGTGACTTGGTTTTAAAGGCACCTAATGGTAGAATAAGACTTCAAGCTGTTGATATTGATTTAAGAGCAGATGGATACAATCAAAAAACTGGCGTCATTAATATAGATTCAAATAATGAGGTTAAAATTACGACTGAAACATTTAAGGTTAAATCCGAAAATGGAATTAGTCTCTTTAGTCCTCAGGCAATAGATATTGTAAGTAACACTGCTATGAACTTAGCATCAAACTTTGTTGGTGGATTCACATCTGCTGCTGCACAATTTGGAGCAAAATCACTTCCATCAACAAAACAAGTATTTGAAACAGTAAATAGGTTCTAATAAAAATATGACTTTTCAATTTGATACACTTCATATATCCCACCAGTTAACTACTGGTATTGGATACCCGCAATGTTTAGGTTTTGATAAAAAAATAATTAGAGGTTCTGTTTATTTGGATGGTCCATCTATTACTGGAGATGAAAATACGTTTAAAACCGTAGAAGGCTCAGTAATGATTGGTCCTTGCAATAATGAGGATTCTCCAGTTCCAAAAGTATGTGATGGAACGACATTAAAC